ATCGAGATCCCCTGCTCTCCTCACCGCGTGAAACTCGCGATGAAGAAATTCGTCGAGGTCGATCAGGAAGTGGGTGCTCAGGACATTCCATCCGACTTTCAAGACCGGATGGCTATGTTGCTCGTACGACTCTTTCGCGATTCGATCTACGAGTTAGATCGGCGCTGTGAGAAGCTCGAGCTTGTTCCTAAGCACGGTCCTGGCGCTACTGCCGATCGCCTACGCGGCAATCAGAAGTGGTGTCAGAAGGAGTGGCCTTCTCGATCTGAGAGGTCCTTTCCCTCTGATGTATACCTCTCCCCAAACTACCGTTATGCGGAAGAGGTACTACGTCAGGTCACTTTCCTGGAACCCGGATCTGAGCGACCTGTTAAGGTCACCCCAGTTCCAAAGACGCTCAAGACACCTCGACTCATTGCGATAGAACCCACCTGTATGCAGTACATGCAGCAGGCGCTTCTTTCTGCATTCGTCGAGGTCACTGAGGCTGATCCACGCCTCCGTGACTTTCTCGGCCTTACTGACCAGGTAGTCAACCAAAAGTTGGCACTGGAGGGTTCGATCAGTGGGAACTACTCCACGATCGATCTCAGTGAGGCCTCTGATCGTGTCTCGAATGATCTCGTGAAGCGGGTCTTCCGGCGAGTACCGCATCTCTGCGATGCTTTGCAGGACTCTCGCTCTACGCGAGCTCATGTGCCTGGGCATGGAGTTATCCCTCTGTCCAAGTTCGCATCGATGGGTTCGGCTACCTGTTTTCCGGTTGAGGCGACGATTTTCCTTCTCGCCGTCTTGGCCGGATACGAGGTAGACCTAGGGCGCCCCCTGTCACAGAGTGAGATTGACTCGCTCCGTGGCCAGGTGCGCGTGTTTGGGGACGATATCATCGTTCCCACACACATGACGGACTCTGCTCTTTGGGCGCTACGCCTCATAGGCGCGGTTCCCAACCCCAGGAAGACCTTCACGGTGGGAAACTTCCGTGAATCCTGTGGGAAGGAATACTTCTTTGGCCTTGACGTTACCACTGTCAAGGTT